ATTTAGGAATGAAACCAAACTCGTAAACACCTAATTTAAACGTTTGTGTTAATTTAGGTTTTTGTTGTAGTAAATTATTTAAGTGTGCTAATATATCAGATACATCTGCTATTCTTATTCTTGCAACATCTTTTAATTCTATGTTACAAAATATCTCAATAGTCTTTTGATTAACAAATTCACTTGGTTCGTTATTTCTTATTAACTTTTCAAACCTTTGGTATTGGTATAAAGTAATTTCGTTTAGCGTTTCAGGAATGTTAATATCAATCTTCATTTTTTATTTAAAAATTAATTACATAGCTATTTGTATAAAATAAAAAAAGCAACCATTTCTGATTGCTTAATTAACTAACTAAAAAACTTAATCTAAACTATTTTGTTTGAATAATAAATATATAACTCGTTTATCTTATCATATAAACTTTCATCTTGATTGTAGATTGCAGTTCCTATATTTACTTTGTTTCCGGATTCTATTGCTATCTTACATTTAGCTACTTGCCTTTTGTTTTGATAGTAAAACTCTTTAATAGGAACAGGATATATTTTCAATCCTTTGTCCCAGCATCTATTGTAGTGATTTGTCATTTTTAATATCATAGTAAATAACTATAAAACAAGATATAAATGCTAATGCTTGTACTAATGCTAATTCTGTGTGCATTCCTATTGTTGCTAAAATGATTCCGATTATTGTTCTCATAATTGTTTTGTTTTAATTGTTTGATTGTGTAAAATTACATTTTATTTTTAATATACAACTAAAATTATAAACTTTAACATTTCATTAACAAATTTAAACTTGCCACATATAAATAACATTCTGCTTTGCTACTTCGTACATCTGTTGCATTTTCTTTATCTCGCCTACATTTCTTGGCATAGCTATCAATACATTTTGATTAGTCTTTAAATAGATATAACATTCTATTGTTGCTATTATTTCTCCGTATGTCATTTGTCAAGTTTTTTCCATCATTTACTTTTAGTATATAAAATAATTTCCTTTGTGTGGATTTTCTAATTGTGAAGTAATAGCGTAACGTGCAGCATCTATTGCGTGATTAAAAGCATCTATTGGTTTATTTAAAGTATTACCTTCTTTGTCTTGCATCCAAGTATAGTTTCTTAATTCTTTTATTAAATTCTTACTTCTACTTGTTACATATATCTTATTTTGATTCATTAAGTTAATTCCATACACAACTGAATCCCTACCTTTAGTTACAGGTAATACCATATGACCATAAGAACTTAATTCAGCAATAGATTTAGGTTCAGCACTATCAGCATAAATTAAATCCTTAATATTATTTGCTTTTATTATATTACTTATATCACTATTCAATAAACCTTTTTGATATATCAGTTCGTCAAATATATAAGCATCGTTGTATTTATATAAAGCAATTAAACTTGTAGGGTCTACACTATATCCAAAGTCCATTCCGTAACATAATAATCTTGCTTCATTTGGCAATTCAATTTCTTTCCAATTAGGAATACAAGCACCCTCTAATCTACCTACTTGACCAAGTCCATACACTTGCCACCAATTTGACCAATATTCATTATCAACAGCTTTTACTTTTGCTAACTCAATTTCTTTTATAATTGATTCAGGCAACGCTTCGTTATCCAAATAAGTTAAAACAATTAATTCTGCATCTTCATCTTTTAAAACCTCTCTATGCACCCAGAATTCATTTGTTGGATTGTAGTCTAACCATATATCACCACTTGTACGAATTGCTAATTGATTATACGCTTCAAATGGTACATTATTACATTCGTTTATGTATAATACATTTCTTCTTGCACCTCTTAATTTATCAGGTTGGTCTACACTAAAGAACTCAATATAACTTCCATTACTAAAAGTATATTTTAAAGTTGATTTATTAAATTGGTCATCTCTGTATCTATTAGTCATCATCATTATTTTTAAGAAGTCTTTTAATGCACCTCTGCGTAAATGTGGTATTGATTCTGATACTACACTTATTTCTAATAATGGTTCTCTAATTGCTTTATCAATTAATATAGGAAGAACGCCAAAAGTTTTACCTGCTGACGTTCCACCTTGAATAATACGTTTACGCTTCTTTAAACGCAACATCTTTTTAATTGCAGTAGTAACTACAAATTCACTCATAAAAGTTTCTTAAATGTCTTATAAATCACTTATATTGAATAATGGTTGTTCACTATTCAAAGTAATATCTTTAGTTTCTTTTGGTTTACCAGCATAGTAGTTATAAAATAACTGTACGAATTTAAAATCGCCACGCTCTAAACCTTTTTCTAATGCATCAAATGCTAATGGTTCTAACGGAGTTAGTTTCTCAATTAATGCTACTTCTTCTGCTTTAGCTTTACGACCACTATTTGGATGCCCACCATTGTTTTTTCTTTTATCTTCCATAATTGAAAAAAATTATTATCAATTGTTTATTTAAAAATAATACAAATAGCTAATTGTTAAATTCCACAAAATCCTGAATCACATTCGTTAAAGTCATCATCAAAGAAAGTTGCCTGTGTTCCGAAGTTTAATATTTGAGTAAAACTAACATCCGATAAAAATCTATTGCCTGTTTTTATTTCTTGTTTTTCAAACCATTTAACTTTATCAATATCTTTAGAAGCCATATGTGAAATCATTAAAGGTTGTCTATTTACACAACCTACGCAATTATTACGATATGCAAATCTAACAGGTTTATCATTCCAATAGTTATAAATTGTATCTTTACTTATATTGTTTTCTATTAAAGGAAACTTACAATATCTATAAGGAACTTTACCCCATTTGTTTTGTGTTTTTCTTTTACCTATTATTGTTTCAAAGTATTCTAATCCTGTTTCATCTGCTCTTGCTAAAACTCCTTCAGCACGTTTAATTTCATTGGGTCTAAATCCTATTCGCATTTCAACAGGCAACTCCGTATTTTCTTTTAGCCAATTAAAGATAGGTTTTAGTTTCATTTCAACAGTGCAATACCTTGTCATTTTATTTGGTAAGTAATTATAGTTTTGTTTTATTACTTCTTCAAATGTTTTACCTGTTATCCAAGTTATCTCACTACCTATAAATTGTTCTAAATCTAATATGGTATAAATGATTTCATCCATTTCTGCAGTTCCTATAAATTCAGTTCCTAACTTATCTGAAATTAATTGCCTTGTTTTTTCATCTTTACCTTTCATCCATAAATTATCTTTATCTTCAATTCTTACTAAAGAAAATATATTTATATCTGCTGGATAGTGTTTTGCAATATATGCTGATGTTTTACCACCTGAAATACTATTTACTGTTTTCATAAATTTATCATTCAAATTCTTTTAAATCAATTTTAAAATGTTTTAATACTTCATAATAACAAGCATCAGGATTCGGTCTTATAATTCTTTTATTATTGTATTCTAACCATATTGCGTGTTTTTTATTTTCAGGTCTTATGGTTTTAATTCCTGCTTCAATTAATATTTGGTTTAGTGTTTTCATTTATTAGTCTTTTACTTCCCAATAGTAATCACATTGTTCATCTTCAATAGGTGCTTCTGTGAAATACGTTTGTCCGTATCTATTTGGTTCAGCTTTATATCTATAGCAGGTTGATGCTAATTCACAACCTTTTCCGTTACACATTGTTATATCAGGCATATTGATTTTCTTTTTTAAATATTTCTATATCTTGTTTTAAATAATATCTTTCACATAACCATTCTACTGCTGTTTGTTTCATAATGTTATTTCTTTTTAAATTAAACTAATTATTTTTGTTGTGTAATTAACACTTAACTTATCCATATCAGAACAAACTCTATCAAAATCTTGTCGAGTATATTTTACAAAGGATAATATTCCTTTTACATAAATTTCATATTTTTTTGTTGGCATAATCTTATTTGTTTTTAAATTGTTAATCTTGCAACGCTTCAATAATAATTAATTCTTGTTGTATTTCAGTTAGCATACTAATAGCGTCTTGTAAATCGTTGTTTGAAATAGCTTCTAAAACTATATCAATATCATTTATAATTGTGTTTAACATTTTAATTAAATTTAGTTTTCTTCATAGTATAATTCTTTGTATTCTTGACCGAGTTCTATTATAAGTTCTCTAACACTTCTTTGCTCAAATGTAGCTTGAACAAGTAAACCCTCAAATACTTCAAAGTAATCTTCTAAAGAAATATCATTGTGTTCCGTTTCAATAGTTATTGTTTTTCCGTATGTAGTAAGTTGTAGTTTCATATCTTGTTATTTAAAAATTCTTTACAATCTTTTATGGTAAAAATTCCTTGTTGTGTATTATCTATGGCATAAACCTTTGTACTATCATCTAATTGTTCTGCCCAATTCTTTAACCATCTACTATTTGTTCCTCTAAAAAATACAGGTTCAAATATTCCGTGAGATATATACTCCAATAAATCACCATCTTGGTCTACTAACTTTTCGTGTTCAACTCTTATTTGTAATATTCCAAATGTTGTACTCATTTCTTAAATTTTTCTTTTAGTATTTTAAAGTA